CGCCATTTGTTATTACAAACGATTATTGAATTGGCGAGTGGATTATCTGTAGGGCAGTAATAAATCAGAAGGATTTGATTCTGCGTTTTGATATGTATAGTTTCTTGTTGTGTTTAATGAAGTTTCATTCTGTATATTGATTCTCTTATCTTCTGCATATAGTTCTAATGCTTCAGGATGATTACGTATCTGTGCCCAAGCTTTTTTCTTCGCATCTAAAATTAAAGTATGAATCATTTTAGAGTGAACGTATGCAGTTTTTGGATTCATCTCTTTTTTGCCAGCTCTTAGATCAGCTTGCATTTTTTCAATAGATGCAATAACTTTTGGATTTTTAGCAAGTTTATTTAACTCAGCTTCTAAGTTTTGATCACCTATAGCTTTCATAAATAAAGATCTAAGATTTGCATTATCACTAAGATCTAGTCCATCTGGGGATGAGTAGGTTGATAGCCTTACGTCATAACCACTATTAAATAAAAGTTTTCTACCTTCACCCTGATCTAGATTTATAGTGAAAGGACTAAACATATTAAACATACGAGTTGGAAAATCCCAATCTTTGATTGGTTGTCCATTTAACATGTCGTACTTAGTAGGAAGTTCATTAATAGCCAAATGTTCTGATATTAAGTTTCTGTTTCTAATAGACTCAATGATTCCAGAATTTAATTCTTTCATATAAGGATTAAATACTTTACCTAATTCATTTCTTAATGAAGAAAGAGGTATTTGGTTATTAACTAATCCAGAAATAATTCTTTCCCATGAACCAGATTGACCACTAAATAAATCTACGAACTGCTGTATTCCAGCTAGATAAGATTTACTAGATATACCTTGAGCAACGACTAATGCTAATTTTTGAAAATTATCTTCTGTCCATTCTTCTCCCATTAATTGGCTGTAATCACCAATATCAGCAACAGTCGAAAGTATTAAGTTAAATGGTTCAAATGAATCGTAACTAACTTGTACTCCACCAATAGTTATAGTCCTTGGCTTATATCCGGCATCAATCCAAAACTGTCTTTTCTGTCTATCAGCTGGTCCATTACCAGTAAGACCACCATTCATAAAGTGAAGTGCAGCCATAGAAATAACAGAGCTACCAATAGCTAATCTTCCGACTTGTAATGCTTTTGCATTAGCTAAATCTTGTGCTGTTTCAATTCCGTATCTTTGTAAACCAGCAAGGTTACTAGGATCAGCAAAAGCTATATCATTCCATTCCTTAACTAAGAAGTTAAAACCTGGAGTATGTTTAGCAGTTAGAGATAAACCGTTTACACCTGTTCTTGCAAACAAGAAGAATGGTTTAGCCCATGGAGCTGCTTCAAATACTTCATTTAAACCTTTAGAAAATCCAGTCAAGTCAGTTGTTAATGTAGCTTCTTTCTTAGCAAACAAAGTTGCAGCTTCTGTAATATTTCCGTCAGCATCTGTTATCTGTGCATAAAATCTATCTTGTGCATTCTTTAAAAGATCTGGAGTTATTTCAGTAATATAACCTTTGTTTAATTGCTCCATTGCTTCGCGCATTGCCTTTTCTTTGGCTCTTGATCTAGCTAATAAAAAACCAAAGGTATCATCAGTGGCAGCCATTATCTTTGTTGAATAAGTAAGAAACTTATTGTCATTCAAAGCTCTAGCCTGATTAGCTAAAAAATATGCAGCTTTATCTCCAACACTTGCATTACCACTATTTTCTATCCAGTCACCAAGCATTGCCCATTGTTCATCGCCTTTGGTTACTTGATTAAATCTAGTTTTAATAGTTGATATATCTCCTGACCAGTAAGAATTTAATTTAGTACTAAATACTTTCCAAGCTTCTGGAATAGATTCCATCATTCCACTCATTGCTGCTAAAGCAGATCTTTGTGTGGCTTTATCTCCGGTAAGAGTAGCACCAATAACTTGTGAAAAAGGTCTTAAGAACGTAGCAGTTCCTGTACCCATAATTGCTCTTACTGAAGTTTTAGGTCCACTAAGAACACTATTGATCATTACACCCTGTAGCTCTTTTATAAGCACACCAGTTCTAACTTCTCCGTTTAACTCTCCACCTTTAAGCTTTCTCTTTATAAATGCATCAAAATCATCAAAGTTATGAATGTCATTACTCATTGAGACAGCTTCATAATATGCTCTGAATAGACTGTCATCTTGATTATCGCCAGCATATTTAAAAGCTACTTGATAGGCAAGTTTTGTTTTATCTATCTCAGCATTTACTTTGTTTTTAATATCAACTTTTGTTTTGGGATCTCTTATGTTGTAACCCTGTAAATGTAAACCAGCAGTATATGATGATTTTTTACGTTGAATTATTGCCCCAACAAGAGTGTCATATAAAGTTCTAGTAGGACCATCTACATCTGCTAAATCAGCAATGTCAAATAGTTCTCTACCAGCAATACCATGATCTCTAGCTTTTCTAAATAATGCTCCTATTACAAAATCAGCAGCTATAGCATCAGTATTTTGCCAAACTTTTACACCTTGAATAGTATCGCTTCTTGCATTAAATGCAGCAAACATATCTGGGTCTATATCTTCTAACCGCTCTCTTCCATACATCACCTCATGTGCTCTTCTAATAGATTCATAGAATTTATCTGCTAATGATGTACCTTCTTTCAATGCAGCAATTTCCGCCTGGATTCTTGCATCTGACATAAATGGCTTCATAAGTTCTACCATTTCTTTCTCTGCAATATCCGCACTTTCAGAAAGATTTTCTATCTGACGCTGTGTAAATGGACTATCAGTAGAACCATGTTGAGAACCCCAGTCAGTATCTATTTTCTGCTTTTGATAAAAGACATCAGCTGCTTTACCAGTAGAGTTTGGAGATGCTTGCCATGGATCAGATATAGGTTTGTTTTTATAACCACCATATTGTCCTCTCATTGATTGAGCTTGCAATGCAGCTTTCTCATCTATCTGTGCATTAACATTTGCTTCTCTAGCAGTTGCTCTATTTACTGCGTCTTCAACACCATCTTCTACAACTTCTTGTCCAGCTTTATTAATTCTTGTTTTTCTTAAACCTTTACCTAAAGCCATACCCACACCATCAAATATCAAACCAATACCCATACCTTCTACAACATTTTTCAATGTCTTCATAGCAGGGTGATCATGTTCTTTAGTTGATAGTGGTGTATCTATAAAATTAAAACGATCTCTTAAAATACCTAGACCGTTATCTTCTTGTGAATATTTAGAAATAACATCAGATACAGCACCGACTCCAGCACCTCTGACTAAACTTCCGAGTGCTGTAGTTGCAGCTGAAACACCAGCTACTTTTGCAGCTGGAATAATAGCAGCAGCCATAGAACCAAAGTGAACAAGACTCCTTAGAGCACCTCCCCACCATGTCTTAGTTTCAATTGGATTTGCATCATCTACAAACCAATCA